ATGATAAACATACAAGAGTAAACGCTGTTGCGCCATTATTCGAGGCGGGCATGGTTTGGTATCCAGACCGTAAGTTTGCTGAAGAGGTTATAGAGGAGTGCGCTGCATTTCCGCTAGGGGAACACGACGACCTTGTGGACAGCATGACTCAAGCCGTAATGAGATTTAGACAAGGTGGCTTTGTGGAACATCCAGAAGACTATGCTGATGAACCTTTACCACAACAACGAAGGACGTATTATTAATGGTCGAAAAGTTTAGAAAATTTTTAGCAAGCTTATTTAAAACTTCTGATAGTGGTATTGCACAATCAACCAAAGGACAACAAGCACTAGATGATTTTGCAACAGACGTTAGAAAAACAGAACCAAATGAAGTCACTGGTGGTTTTGATGAAACAACTAAATCAGGTGAATTTAAAAAAGGCCCAAAGATAATTGATGAAGAGGGCAATGTTGAGGCAGAAGTTTTTAGCTATCGACCAGAGTCTTTTACTGACACACAAAGAAAAAATAGAGTGGGTGAATTTACTGATGACGCTTTACGTGAACAGTTTTTTGATAATGGTCTTGATAACACCATGTCGTTTTCAGAGTTTGAAGACTTGCGTCTTAACCAAGGACAAAGCCTTAATGATGTATTGGAACGACAAAGAATCCTACAAAGAATAGCAACCGATGATCCAGCTGAGTTGGGTTTTGCAACACCTGTGTCAAAACTAACAGGCAACGAACATCCTTTTATTAGAGGCCTTTCATCGTCAACAAATAGGAACATGGAGGATGTAAAACAACTAATTGTTGATAAGATGAACGAGGCTTATCCACCAGGTGATCCAAAAAGAGTAACTATGCAAGATGACGATATGATCGGTGCTTACATAGAAAATCAAAACATAATGAACAAAGAAGAGTTTGTGGAAGAACTTTTGGAAGAGGCAAACGAGTTACCATTAAAACCAACAGGCAATCCAATGCTAGATGATCAACTTGCACGAGAACAAGAGCTTATTCAAAAAGGTGCTGGAATAAACCAAGAATTAAAAGAAATAAGGGCGAGAACAGACGAAGTTAAAGAACAGCTTGAAACCATGGGACTAGATGTAAGCGATGTTGACTTTGACATTATAAAAAATTCTGATGACATAAACGCTGTAAAAGCTGAAGCTGAAAAAGTAAGAGCAATTATGGAAACCATGATGGGCGGTGGCATGGACGATTTAGTCAAAAGCGGTAATCTTGAAAAGGCTATGGAGTCTATAGGGAATCAAGCAAAAGCTGATATGGCTCGAGGACGAGAGATGGCGGAGACGGCTATGACACCAGGAGAGCTTGAGACTGCAATAGAAAAAATGGAAGCGGTGCAAAAAGAGTATCAAGAAGGTGCGCGAACAGGAGTTTACAAATCACCGTTTGATACAGATAGAACATTGAATGCAACAGGCGGTCGCATAGGGTTTAAAGAAGGCAGCGGCGGACCAAAGATAACAAGACGTAATTTTTTAGGAGCCATGGGTGCAGGACTGGCAACTTTGTTTATGCCTAGAGGTGCAAAAGAAATTGCAGAAGTTGTAGCAAAGGGCGCAGCTAAAACACCATTGACAGCAGAAGGTATGCCTATGTGGTTTCCGTCTCTTGTAAATAAAATTAGAAAAGAAGGTAAAGTTAAAAAAGCAGACTACGGAGATGTAAAGGGTGGAGAAGGAATAGATATTTATACATACAAAGATCCTAATTTACCGAACAAACAAATATTTATGGAAGAAGATTTACAGACAGGTGCTATTACTATTTCTGGTAGAGGTGATGATATGCAGGTAGCTGAGTTAAGATTTATACCTGGAGAAGAAAATATTAATTTAACAGGACAAGGTAAAAAAGTTTCTAAAAACCCAAATTCATTTGAAGCAGAAGAATACATGAAAGGTCCAGGAGAAGGTATTGGTGATTATGAAAACTTTGGTGGTTATGATGATATGCAGTTTGGTGTGGAGTCATGGGCTAATCTTGTAAAAACATCGGATCAAAAACTAGATGAAGCAGCAGAAAACTTTAGAAAATCACAAACAAACCCGAACCCAAACGTTTCAGGCAAAAACCCAATAACAGGTGAAGAGTTTGCAAAAGGTGGTAGAGTAGGATATAACATGGGTGGGGTAGGAACATTATTTAGAAGGAAAGCATCATAATGGCAACAATAGATAAAGCGTTACCCAACGTAATAAGAACTAAAATAGATATACCTGGTCCAAAAGAAAAAGGACAAGAGATAGAGTTACCACAAGAACCACCAAAACAACCCATTGAAATGACACCGACAGAAGACGGTGGTATGGAAATAGATTTTGACCCAGCTGCAATGGCAATGCAAACTGGTGCTGCGAATGATCCTAATGCAAACCTAGCAGACTTTTTAGAAGAAGATGTTTTAGATCCTATAGGATCTGATTTGATAGAATCTTTTGAGGACTACAAATCATCTCGTGATGATTGGGAACAGTCCTATATTAAAGGTTTAGACTTATTAGGTTTTAAATACGAAGACAGAACAGAACCTTTTCAAGGAGCCTCTGGTGCAACACACCCTGTATTAGCAGAAGCAGTTACACAGTTTCAGTCTCTTGCATATAAAGAATTATTACCATCAGATGGTCCAGTCAGAACACGTGTCATGGGTAAGCCAAGCAAAATAAAAAGTGATCAAGCAGAACGAGTGAAAGAATTTATGAACTATCAACTTATGTGTGAGATGCCAGAGTATGAACCAGAGTTTGATCAAATGTTATTTAATTTACCACTTGCAGGTTCTGCATTTAAAAAAGTTTATTATGATTTTAATCTTGGTAGATGTGTTTCTAAGTTTGTGCCTGCTGAAGATTTAATTGTACCTTACAGTGCAAACTCGCTTGAAGAGGCAGACACGATAATGCACATCGTAAAGATGCCAGCAAACGAAATGAAAAAAATGCAAGTGTCAGGTTTTTATTCAGATGTTGAATTAGGATCACCTGCTTATAACGAAGACGATATAAAAGAATCAAAAAATGATTTGGAAGGAACTTCAGGATCAAGCAAAGATGAAGTATTTACAATAATAGAATGTCACACAGAGCTAGACCTAGACGGGTTTCAAGACATGAATCCACAAACAGGAGAGCCAACAGAAATTAAGCTTCCGTACGTTGTGACTGTTGATGAGGGCACAGGAAAAGTTTTATCAATAAGAAGAAATTTTGACGCACAAGATCCAACAAGAAAAAGAAAAGACTACTTTGTACACTTTAAGTTTTTACCAGGACTAGGCTTCTATGGGTTCGGCCTTATCCACATGATCGGCGGATTGTCAAGAACTGCAACTGCAGCATTGAGACAGCTTCTAGACGCCGGCACCTTGTCAAACCTACCAGCCGGATTCAAGATGCGAGGCATCAGAGTTCGTGATGAAGCACAACCGTTGCAGCCGGGCGAGTTTCGTGATGTTGATGCCCCTGGTGGAAGACTAGACGATGCTTTCAAAATACTACCATTTAAAGAACCATCACAAACATTATTGTCTTTGATGGGTGTGGTTGTACAAGCAGGGCAACGATTCGCGTCTATTGCTGATATGCAAGTGGGTGATGGTAATCAATCGGCAGCCGTGGGCACGACAGTTGCATTATTGGAACGTGGCTCGCGGGTTATGTCTGCTATTCACAAAAGATTGTATCAATCTATGAAAAAAGAATTCATGTTATTGTCTGGTGTATTTGCAACATACTTACCACCAACTTATCCGTATGATGTTGTAGGTGGACAAAGACAGATTAAAGCAACAGACTTTGATCAAAAAGTAGATATTATACCTGTAGCAGACCCAAACATATTTTCACAAACACAAAGAATACAACTTGCACAAACAGCATTACAGATGGCTATGTCAAATCCTGGAATGCACAACCTTCCTGCTGCTTATAGATCAATGTATGAAGCGTTAGGTGTAAAAGATATAGACTCTTTGATGCCACCTGTTCCAGAAGCATCTCCAACGGATCCAAGTGTAGAGCATATTAACGCTTTATCAGGTAAAGCCATCAAAGCTTTTCCTAATCAAGACCACACAGCGCACATGAAAGCTCATTTAGCCTTTATGGGCACACAAATTGCTCGTACAAACCCCAATATTTTGGCTGCAATACAAAAAAACATACTAGAACACATAAGTTTGATGGCACAAGAGCAAGTTCAGCTTGAATTTAAGGAAGAAATAGCGCAAGTTCAACAAATGACGCAACAATTACAACAAATGACAGCCGCTAACCCTCAAATGGTGCAACAAAACCCTCAAATGATGGAGATTAAGAGTCAATTAGAGAAATTAAACACTCAAATGGAGTCTAGAAAGGCTGTTTTGATAGCTGAAACCACTTTAGAGTACCTAGAAGAAGAGAAAAAGGTCTTAAATCAGATAGATAATGACCCATTATTGCGTCTAAAAGCCGACGAAGTACAGCTTAGAGCACAAGAAAATATGCGAAAAAAGAAGGAAGATGAGGACCAATTAAACCTCGATAAGGCCAGATTATTACAAGCTAGAGAGCTTGCAGAGGACAAAATGGAGCTAAACGACAAGCATCAAAAACTTAGAGCTAGTGTATCACTTGCAAAAGATGGTATAAAAGAAATGACAGCAGTAGTAGGAGAGAAAAAATAATGCCTGATTATGGTGGGTCAAAAGGTTTTGGAGGTAGCGGAGGTGGTCAAGCCGCAACTGGTGGTGTAGGTGGTAGTGGCTACGGTGGTAGAAGTAGAGGCCAAAACAAAAGAGGCACTAACTATTCACAAAGTTTAGCTAGGGCAATAAACGAGGCAAATGCACGGGCTAGAGCTAAATCTTTAGCAGCAAGAAAAGCAAAAGCCGCACAAGAGGCTATACAAGCTGCAGAGGCAAAACAAGTATCACCAACTGCATCAGGCATTGAGGGCATGGTCTCTAGAATGGATAAGGAAAGAGGGGGTTTAAGAGATTTAGCTAAAAGAAACCGAATAACAAATACACAATTAAACAGACTTGGTGCATTAAACGAAGCCATAGGTATAAACAGAACAACTGGAATGGGACCTATTGAAAGTTTAAGAAACACTTTTTCAAGGCCTGAATTTAAACAAGGCATTGCTAAACTAGCTAGTAATTATTCAAAAATTTCACCTCTAGGTATAATAATGAGAAACATACTAAACCCACAATATGAAGAGCAGACAGGTATACAATCGCTACCAGATTTTCAAAATTTGCAAAGAACCAATCAAATGTTTAGTCCAGGTGTTTATGACTTCACTAAACCAACTAGAATGCCGATGCAGTTTGCAGAGCTTACTGAAGACCAAAAGAACTTTATGAAAACACCAATGCAAAGTTTAGACTTTCAATCAAAAGATTCTTTATTTAATAAAATAAAACAAATGGAAGACAAAGGTTTTATGGGTTTTGGTGGTCAAGAACCAACCACAAGAGAAGAATTTGACCAATTTATATCATCACCAGAATACAAAAATGCATTTATTTAATGGTTATATCTAGATCACAACTTGGTAAAACTACCGATAAAAAACAAAAGAAAATCAGCAAAGTAATGCGTGAGTATAAAAAAGGTAAATTAAACATTGGACAAAGTAATAAAAAAGTAAAGAATAGGAAACAAGCCGTAGCTATCGCACTTAACGAAGCCGGTGTAAAACAAAAGAGGAGACGAGCATGATCGAATCAGCAAAAGAATGGTTAATGGAAAAGTGGGACAACACATCCATGAAAACCAAAATTATCGGTGCAGTAGTCATCGTAATTATCATCATCGGAATAAGCACATAATC